GCTAGCAACGGTTGTTAAAGTGGAAGCAGATGTGCCAACGTTTTTGGCTACATAGGAGGTATTTGTATAGGTTGCCATATCAGCCCATCATAAAAGAGAGAAAGTACGCTTGGTCTGCCGTAGCCGCTGTGTTAACAGCCCATGTTGGCGCACTGCCGTTAGAAGTCAAAATATATCCGTTAGCACCAATACCCACTTTAGACAGGGCAGTTCCAGATGTGTAATAGAGCATGTCACCAGCGGTGTAACTTGTCAGCCCCGTACCGCCATAACCCGTAGCAATAGTGCCACCTTGCCATGTACCGTTGCTGATGACTGTAGAGCCAAGGTTTAGTGCGTTAGTGCCCCAAGTTACGTTCTCAGGGAGATACCCATGTACGTCCCATGTTCCAGCAACTGTGCCATTAGCCAACAATACAAGTTCAACCGCACCGCCAGACGTAATCGTCCCAATAGCGCCAGTAGCATAGTCTTGGAGAGTTAGTGTTCCAGTAGCGTTGTTGTTAAACACAAACGCCACACCTGTAGTCAGGGTGGTCGCGTCAGGCATTGTGTAGGTCTGGTTGCCCGTGCCATTCAATGTCTGTGAATAACTAGAAGCCGCTGTTAGCGCCGTTGTACCGCCTGCCGCTGAGACAGAGGTGTTTGATTGGTTTAAACGGTTTACCGCTACGTTCTGGTTTGCATCTCTCAGCATCACCGAGTTAGCACCACTAGATGCAGTTACGCCCGTGCCACCATAAGCCACGCCTACAGTTGTACCTTGCCAAGTACCAGAAGACACAGTACCAAGCGCACTTGCGTTGCCAGATGCGTCTAGATTGACAGACTTGCTAGATGGGTAGGTTACAAATACGTTGACTGTGCCGCTGAACGTGACCGCTGACCCAGAGTTACTGGATGCCAGAATGGTTGTGCGTGTGAGCGTACCACCCGTGGCATAAGTGCCTATACCCACTTCCCAGTTGCCAGTAGCATCAAAGGAAGAATAGTAAGTCGTATTCCCGTTGCCAACGACGGCGAATGATTGGAAGCCAGTTACTGACCCCGATAAGGTGAAACTTACCGTGGTGTTGGCTGTGCCAGTCTGTTGTACCCGATCATTGAGGGCTAGAGCCATTTAAGACTCCTTAAGAAGTCGCGGTAGTGCTGTAAGTAACAGTTACGGTGTCGCCAGATGTAACAGTCTTGGCAGTGCTGAAGTTGCCTTCTGAGTACAAAGTACCCGCAGTGCTAGAGATTGTGCTGACTGCGCCAGTACCTGTCACCAAGAAACATCCATACACAGTAGCAGAGCCTGTCATTGTGTAAGTGATAGCCGTAGCCGTTGACGTAGTGACGTTTGATGGGGTTGTACCAGATGAGCTAGATGCTGCAAATACAGCCGTACCACGCACTGCCGAACCGCCCACAGTGTAGGTAGTCAGTTCAGTCCATGTCTTAGAAGACATAGTGTCTGTAGCCGCAAATGATGTGCTATTGTTAATCAAACCTAAGAATGGCCCAACTGTGGTGTATGTGCCAGATGTGCGGAGCAATGTGTCCAGCAATAGCTGTTTACCAACGGCAACGACCAAGTTAGGGAACTCTTCGTTCCACTTGAGGTTACCCTGTGCGTCACGGCACTCTACATGATAGTAGCCCTCTACCCCCATACCTTCTGGGATGGATGCGTTGGCTTGCAGTGTGGCTACGGCGTTATCGCCAAAACCGGAAGTTTCTTTATGCATATAGGCTCCTATGAAATGCGAATGATCGCAGACGTATTAGTGACTGCTGGGAATTGTACGGTGAAGGTGCTTGTGCTTGTCTTATCGTTTCCGAAGTCAAGAACACAAATTGCCCCGTTATCACCTGCCTTATAAATCAATGCGCCCCGTGCGGTGATTGAGCCTGTCCACGCAGCGTTTGAAAAAGAAATGTATGAGGTAGCAATACCTGTTTGATTACCTATAGTGGGCACTTGAGAAACAGTCAAAACCTGACCGCCCGCAGAATAATTTCCGCCTGTTGCCTCACCCGTGGTTGTATAGGCTGTTGTATTTGCATCTAAGGTTGCTGCGTTGGTATACAGGGCTATGTAGAAAGTGCCAGACGTAAAGTTAAACGAGCCATTCATCAAACCCGTTTTAAATACGTTGCACGTAAAGTTACCTGTGAAGGCCATTATCTAATTCCAGTATTCTGTGGCAGAGGAGCCTCACGGTACTGACCACTGCGGTAAGCATCGCTGCGCTCAAGGCCATCGCCAAGACGTTTAGCCAATCCAAGTGCCTCTTTGTACTTGAGTTCGTAGAACCCCATTACGTCGGCTTCGCCTTTCATGTACGTGTACGCTTCTACTAAACTTCCATAAAGCAATACAGTATCAAAGTTGTCGCCCAACCAAGTCTGACCAGATGACGCAACGGTTATTGACTCAGGATAGTAATAGTAATGAAGTTCTACAGAATAAGACGCATCTGGGGTTGGCCCCACAATGAAAGAGAGTTCATTGGTGATTGTGCTGGTGTTAACAGTTGGACCAAACAGTGCGTAGTACTTAGGGATGCCTGTATCTGTTGTTGGGTTTGGGTACGCCTGACGGATGAAGTTCACATCCTTGTTTAGCAAGTACTCATAGTTACCACTAGCGTCAATCACAGCCAAAGAGTAGGTAGACAAGAAGTCTGTAGGGCAGGACAAATATTTATTGCTGGTAGTCACGCTACCTGTCACGTTCTTACGTAACGATGGAAACTGAACAGAGTTGTATATACGCTGTTCAGCTTGCTCAATAAAGCGATTCAACTGGGTCGTTGAAGACACAACAGTACCGTCCGCCAAAGTGGTAGACGGAAACGTATTCTCGGTATACGTTTGAATCGCTGTAATGAGTTCGCTGTACGTCACGCCATTGGTCCTCTAGCCATTACGCCTTTAGTAGCCGCGCCAGTGCCACGGATTTTGATGCCATCGGTCTTAACCTTTTCGTCACCAGCAGAGATGCTGTACTGTCCAACGCTAGCATCAGACGTATCTAGTCTGCTACGGTTTGGCTCTTTGCCGGGGTTTCCAGTAACGCCAACGCCTTTGCCAGACATGTTATGCGGTTGGGCGTAAGTGCTGGCTGGGCCAACTTCTTTGCCGCCTTTTTTCATACTAAAAGTAGCCATTATTTGCCCCTTTGGTTTGCGACACGAGCCATGTTACGACCCATAGACTTCAACATATCGTTTGATACGCCGCCCTTTTTGAGCTTAGTCATAGGCTTGCCGGGGTGCATCTTCTTCTCATGCTTGTGCACAGCACCTGCGATCATCTTCTTGTCCTGTTTTAAATCTGCTTTATCCATTTTCAACTCCTAAGTTGTTGCTACTGTAACTGTACCCAATTGCACCACTAAAGCCAAGTTGTTCGGCGTCAAAGACGCATCAAAACTACTTGACCCACCTACCGGTGCCCAACCCCATTGAAAGATTCGGCTACCACCTTCATTTGTGCCGGTACCACTTTGTGTAGTACCACCATTCACATTTGTCTGCAATCCGTTGTTACCTGAGAGAACATAACTCCTATCAGGGCGAGGGTTTCTCAAAGCCTGTGGGTCGTCTACAGGAAACATACCCAACTGCAACTGCGGATGGTCTGGGTCCCAGCACTCTGGGCACACCAACAAGTTATAGTTCTTTAGCTTGATAATCTCAGTCTTAAGAAGTTTTAACTTGAACCGCTGACCACAGCGATCACACTCCGATATTGCGTGCTTACCAGAAGCAAAACGATTACCCACGACTACCTCCCAATGTAGGTCTGTCTAGGAACTAAACGCAACGCTGCCTTTTCATGATCCTCGTATGCTGCTAGTTCCCATGCTTCGTCATATTGTTGCTTCAACATGCCAATTCGCTCCATACCTTGTGGTACTTTGCCAGCGATGTAGTACGACAGACCAGCCGCCATACAGGGGATAAATCTAAACGGCACGTCCATGATGTTTACACCACCGCCCGCATCTTGGGTGCGGCGTAGACGCCAATAAACAAATGTGTAGTCCTGAGCGTTGTCAGGTGTAGGCCAAACAGTTATGGCTGGCACTTGTTGCCAGTACACAGTAGCCGTGGCTGTATGAGCCGCTGCAATCGTATTTTGCTGACCACGGAAGCAGTTATACAACGTGCCACTCACTGCATTCGTATCCTGTGTGATGTAGCCATAATTGATAATCTCTGAGCCAATCTTTACAAACCCAGATGCGGGTAAACCCGTAACATCGCTCAGTACGATTGAGTTTGATGCAGACGTGATTGTTGTTGTCAGCGTAGAGGATACGGGTGAAGTCTGTCCGTTGTAGCGCTGAATCCAAACCTGAATAGGTCTGGCTTGGGTTAATTTATTTGGGATCGTAGCGTATGTAGAAACACTAATACGCGTAATCGTCAGGTCGGCTTGATTAGCCGTGTTGTTTGCGTTGGTACGAATCAAATGCTCAAGCAAGTCAATCGTATCGTTTGGTAGGGCATAGGTGTTTTGACCGGGAACTAGGGTTATAGACCCCGGCTCGATAGTCCACATGTTGATGCCACGGTTTGCCCAATCAGCAAACATGATGTTGAGGCTACGACGTGCAGTACGCAAGTCATAACCCGTGCGGAGTTCGCTACCGGCGCGTTCAAACGCCTCCTCGACCAACTCGGTGAGGTCAAGGTTAAAGCCTACTGCGCCAGATGTATTAGCCATTATCTAAAGCCTGCTGTTTTCTTTGCAATAGTTTTTGGTTGTGCTACGAATTGTTTTCCGGCTTTTTTGCCAGCGCGTTTCGCACGCGTTGTTGCAGCGTACTCAGCAGGGCTGAGACTTTTGATCGCAGCTTCTGGAAGGTATCGCTCACCTGTTTTACTAGACGGTTTTCCACTTTTGGTCCTCCATTTCTGGTCACCCCAGTTTTTTAACGACTGTTGTGGCGCTTTCAATCTCGGTAACCTCCACCTGCCGCCTTGTACTTTTTGGCTACAAGTTGGGCCTTACGTGCTGACCATTGTCCTGCACCTGTGCCCTGCGTTGCTGCGGCCTTTACTTGGGACACAATCCGCTTGCGCAGACTAGGCTTTGTGTAGTTGCCAGCGGCGTTAACTTTCCCACCCTCAGCGTACTGTGTGAAGTCGGTGTCATCCCTTCGGGCAGTCTTCTTGCCTTTGGGCATTTTGGATGGGTTGATTGCACCCATACCGCGACTCGACATCATTTAGTACATCTTTCCACGGGTTTTACCCTTAGTGCAGCATCCATCTGCGCGGGCAGAAGCAGAGCCACCAGAAGCTTTTTTAACTACCTTTGGGGCAGGTTTAGGTTCTTTTTCAACCCTGATACCACTACCGGGCATGTTAGGTGGAATGTCTTTTGAAGTATTTATTCTGTCCGGTACAGGAACAGAGTCTTTGTAAACTGGTTCAGCCATGATTAGCACATCTTTCCACGGGTTTTACCCTTTTGAGCGATACCATCGGCGCGTTTAGAAGCAGATGACGCCATACCGCCAGATTTATAGGCGCTTGGATTTGATTTCATTCCACGTTCACGAATTGCGCTAAAAGCACGGGACAAAGCACTAGGAGGGTTGTTTTTAAAGTCAGACTTTTTATCCACCATAGCCTTTGATGCATCTTCAGGATACTCTGGGTGTGACCTACGGCCTAACCCCTTACCGTACGTAAGATTAGCGCCTAGA